GTACGTCGTATTTTTGCTGAATTTGCAGCAAAAGAATTCGTTTCAGTTCAACCAATGAACTTGCCATCAGGTCTTGTATTTTATCTAGACTTTAAATATGGTTCAGCTCAACCGGGATTCGATGATGACAATTTAAACAGAACAGGCGATCCATTTGGAAATCCTAATGCATTAGACTCAATGTTTGGTGTTACTACTACCGGTAGTGATGCTGCAGGCGGTCTTTATGGTGCTGGTCGTTTTGGTTATTCAATTAATTCAATTACATCATCTGCATTAACAAGCACAGCTGCAAATACAGGTTCAGGTGCTGGTACATTGACTGATGCTAGTGTAGTTAATTTTGATAGCCTTTATTCTGCATCATTATCTAGCTTCAAGAAAATCACCGTAAATGTTCCAACTGATGCTGATTTATATTCAGTTCGTTCATGGACATTTGTTTCAGGTGCAGCTGCTACCGAAGTTATTCCGGTTCAAGCATTTTCAACTATTACTAGCAACTTTACTGCATCATTTGTTGTAACCACTACTCAAGCAACTGCAATTCAAGCTGCAATTGACGCATCTAACTTCAAATTAAATTATAGCAAACAACCAACTGATGTTTCTCGAGGTGATTTTGAAGACAGAACTACATATGGTAATGGATATAATGCTGACATTAGTATTCCAGAAATCAATCTTGAAATGCAATCAGATCCAATCGTTGCTAAGACTCGTAAGTTAAAGGCTGTATGGACACCTGAATTTGCTCAAGACTTGAATGCATATCACTCAATTGACGCTGAAGCTGAATTAACTTCAATGTTGTCTGAGTATGTATCAATGGAAATTGATCTTGAGATCCTTGATATGTTGATTGCTGCAGCTCCTACAACTGAGTATTGGTCTGCATTGAACAACAACTTCTGGAATGGTACAGGATTTACACAATCAGGTGCTGGTGCAGCTACTGCCGCAGGTGATGGATACTACAACACCCAAGGTGGTTGGTTCCAAACTTTAGGTACTAAGCTTCAAAAAGTATCTAATAAGATTCACCAAAAAACATTACGTGGTGGTGCTAACTTCCTTGTAACATCTCCTGCAGTTGCAACTATCCTTGAGTCTATCCCAGGATTTGCTGCTGATACAGATGGTAACAAAATGGAATTTGCTGCCGGCGTTCAAAAAATTGGTGCTATTAACAACCGTTATACCGTATACAAAAACCCATACATGACTGAGAATGTAATCCTTATGGGCTTCAGAGGTGCACAGTTCCTTGAAACGGGTGCTGTATTTGCTCCTTATATTCCATTGATTATGACTCCGCTTGTATACGATCCAGTGAATTTCACTCCACGTAAAGGTGTCATGACACGTTACGCGAAGAAAGTAGTTCGTCCTGAATTCTACGGAAAAGTATACGTTCATGGTCTTAATTCACTTTAATAGTTAACTTCGATTAGAATTAGCAATTAACGAATTAACTAATTAAACGAAAGAGGGTGGCTCCGGTCACCCTTTTTTACTGATTGTATATTTATATTAAAATGAATTATGGCAGTAGAAAGACACAAATATGAAATGTTCGCTGAAATTCGTTATGATGGCCGGCTAATTGACGTGCTAGATAGAATTAGAGCTATACGATTAGTTTTAATGGTACATATCGAACAAGATTTAGGTCCGGATAGAGAATTAATCAAAATAAAAATTATGACACCATATCCGGCAAGAAAAACGTTTTATGCAATACGCCAATTATGTTTAGGTAAAATTGAAACACTCAAATCGATGACATATCGAGAATCGACTCTTACAAAATTAATTTAATTTAAAAGGTTAGTTATGGCTACTCAAAATCGGGAAAAAACTCCACCTAAAACTGATATTAAATTTTCAATAACATTATCAGAAGAACAAAAACAAGCAAAAGCAAAAATCATAGAGACCCCGTTTAATTTTATATTAGGCAAGGCCGGTTCCGGTAAAACATTGTTAGCAGTTCAAGTTGCATTAGATATGTTTTTTAAACGACATATAAATAAAATTATCATAACGCGTCCTACGGTGTCAAATGAAGACAATGGGTTTCTTCCTGGGTCTTTGGCAGAAAAAATGGATCCATGGTTAGTTCCATTACGTAGCAATATGCGCAAGGTTTATAATAAACCTGAAATTTTAGATAAAATGGAATGGGAAGAAAATATTGAATTAGTTTCATTAGCACACTTTCGAGGGCGTACGTTTGATCATGCAGTTTGTATTGTAGACGAATTTCAAAACTTAACTAAACAACAACTTCAAATGGTTGTTTCGAGATTGGGTAAAGATAGTATCATGATATTAACGGGAGATCGTTATCAAATAGATTTAAAGTTTGCAAATGATTCAGCAGTGCACGAAGTCCCCAAATTGACAAAATCGCAATATGTTAATGAAATTATTTTATTAGATAATCATCGTCACGAATCATTAAATGAAATTTTAAAACTTCTAAATGAAACGTATTGATATTTATATGAAAAAGGAATATACCAATGGATTATTCAGAAAATCGACCAATATGGCCCGGAAGTTCATCATTTACACCCGGTGATACCCCATTTGGATTTTTTGATTCCGATTCTACATTCCAATTGCATGCTGATAAATTTGCACAACACGCTGCTCAAATATTAGGATATCCTATAATGGATGTTGAAATGCAATCCATTAATTTTTATACTGCATTTGAATCTGCAGTTATTGAGTATTCTAATCAAGTAAATCAAGTAAATATTGCAAACAATTTATTAAATACATTAGGCGTACAAACCGGTTCAAGTTTTTTACAAGGAAATAGTTTTACTGATTCATTAATTGGTAATTCATTTGGCTATATTAGTAAAATATCAAAAGCATATGGTACTGAAGCTGATTCGGGTGGACATCTTAAATGGTATACTGCATCAATCGACGTAATACCTGGACATCAAACATACAATATTAGAACTGCCATTTCAAAATCAATTGGATTGGTATTAACTACTAGTTCAATCGAAATAAAACGAGTATTACACCAAATGCCACCAGCAATTGTAAGATACTTTGATCCATTTGTTGGTACTGGATTAGGTTCACAACAATTATTGGATGCATTTGATTTTGGAGGATTTTCTCCGTCAGTATCATTTATGATGATGCCAATTCATGCTGATTTATTTAGACTGCAAGCAATTGAATTCAATGATATGGTTCGTAAATCATATTTTACTTTTGAAGTGCATGGCGATGATATAAAATTTTATCCAGTACCATCAAGCGGAACGGGCAGTGCTGCATCATCAATTTTTTATAAAAAAGTTTGGATTGAATTTGTATTAGAAGACGACAAAACCAATTCAGCTGTGTTATACGGCAATACAGCACTTATGCGCGGTGTTGTAACAGACGCATCAAATATACCATATACATATCAAACATACAACAGAATTAATGATATGGGGCGTGCTTGGATTTTTAAATATGCAACCGCAACTGCAAAAGAAATGTTAGGATATATTCGTGGCAAATATTCAAGTGTACCTATTCCAAATGGCGAAGTAACATTGAATGGATCGGATCTAACATCGCAAGGTCAAACAGAAAAAGGCGAATTAATAACTAAGCTTCGAGAATTTTTAGAAAAAATGACCAAAGAACAAATGATGACGCGTCAAAATGCAGAATCAGCACAAATGAATGAAATACTTGCAAGAGTTCCATTAAAAATATATCTAGGATAAGGAGAGCATATGGCACTTTTTGGAACACAAAGAGATGCAAAATTTTTAGCATCAATTAATCGCGAATTAATAAATTCAATTGTTGATACTGAAATAGAATTTTATAAACTTGTTGTAGAAAGCACTGAGTCAAATATATATGGTGAATCTGATGCAAAATCATATTATGATTCTATATTGTTACCATGTATGATTACAAAAGACGATAAATCTGCAACTATGGATGATTACGGACATTCATATACTAGAACATTAACATTTGGCGTTTCTAGAGATTTATTAGAACGTGCAGATTTTTATCCTGAAGTAGGAGATATTGTATTTTGGGACAATGAATATTATGAATTAGATAACGTAGATGCAAATCAGTATTTTGCCGGCAAGAATCCAGATACATGGCCAAATGGCAGTTCGCATGGTTATAGCGTTTCTATTATATGTAATGCACATGCAACACGTCAGACGCCATGGGGTATTACAAATTTACGGCGCGGTGGTTCTAATTCATCATTTTCATATAAAGGATAACGATGCCTAGATTAAATAGGGAAAATATAGATCGACAAACTAATAAGCCAAATCCAAAATCTACGGAAGGCTTTGGCGATGATCTATTGTTAAATCGCGCAGCACAAACAAGGCGAGATGATGATGTAATAAAATCAACACAACGAACACTATATGATATTGATTATGCAATTAAATGGTTTATTGAAAATGAAATACAACCGCAAATTGCAGCAAATCAACAATTAATTCCAGTTCCAGTAATTTTTGCTAGTGGCGAAAAATGGGACAATGTACGCCGGTTAGGATATTTACGCGATGAAAAAGGTATGTTACAATCTCCATTAATCATGTTAAAACGAAATAGCGTAGCTGAACGAGATACTCAAAAATCATTGGATGTTAACAGACCATATCCAACAAATTATATTGTTCATCGAAATAAATACAATGAACGAAATCGATATGAAGATGAGTTATTTCCAATACCAACTAATATACCTGCAGAGTCACAAAAAATTTACATTGTAGATATACCAAAATATGTTACAGTTGAGTATGATATGATGTTATGGTGTGACTTTACGGCACAAATGAATGAATTAGTTGATCAAATTTTACCATATGGTAGATTTGCATGGGGCAATGGTGGTAACAAATATCAAACTACAATTGGATCGATAAACTTCGAAACGGTTAATACAATAGGAGAAGATCGATTAATACGAGCAACTATACCGTTAACGGTACTGGGGAATTTGTTATCAGATTCAGAAGCAAGAATATCCACACTTAAAAAAATGTTTTCTCCAAAAAAATTAACATTCGATCAATATGTAGATGTTGGTAATACTAATATATTCCAAACTACATCAGTGCCAATTGAAGTATTACAAGCTCAAAGCAGTGTAATGTCAGGCATATCTGTTACCGTTGGCGGCGGCGGATTAGTTACGAATATTACTCCAGACATAATGTTCTATTTAACGTCCATTCAAGAACGTTCAGGAACTTATGTAAATTCATTTACTAGTACGTTAAATTTTAAAACTGCAGTTAATCCAGTAACAAAATTAGGTGCAACATATCATGAATTTGATGTATTCATTAACGGTCAATATATTGATAAGGCGTTGTATAATTGGACACCTAGTGTAAACGCACCACAAACATTGATTTTTGATACAGCAACAATTGGCTATAACTTAACACCAGCAGATACCGTTATAGTTAAAGGGAGATGGGCGCAATGAGTCGCGGTAAATTAATATTTAACATATCGCAATTACCTACCGGATCATATGAAATAACGGGCTCATTTTTTGGTACTGCTTCATGGGCTTCGTCGGCATCATATGCATTGATATCAAATTCATCATCATATGCAGCATTTGCAATATCGGCATCATTTTCCAATACCGCATCGCATTCATTAACAAGTATAAATACTGCATCGGTTAGCAATTCCACTATTACATTTACGCGAGGTAATGGAACAGCGTTTCCTATAACAGTTAATAACGTAACAAATGCTATTTCTGCATCATATTCATTAACGGCATCATATGCATTGAATGGTGGCGGTGGCACTGGAACTGGATTTCCATTCTCCGGTAGTGCAGTAATTACCGGTTCATTGGAAATTAAAAGTGATGTAAACAATATATTTTTAATTAAAAATTTTAGTAATCAGCCAATATTGACAGTATCACAAAGTGGCGTTGTTGTAATAGCAACACAAAGCATAGAATTAACGGGGTCTGCACCAAATGGCGGAATGTATTTTACATCTGGATCTTTTTTTGTAGGTTTAGATTGATGCATATATTTATATAAAATAGGAACATAAAACATGGCAACTTGGAAAAAAGTAGTAGTATCGGGTAGTAATATTTCACAATTAAATAACGATGCTGGGTATTTAACCTCAGTAACCACACAAAATGCATTTGCAACAGCATCATTTGCTGGCACAGAATTATTAGCTAATGGTGCTAATGGCAATTTAACTTTTGCATCTTCATCGGGACAAGGTTTAACTATTTCGGCTAATTCTGGTACTGATACGTTAACATTTGGTTTAAGTGCTATTCCAAATAACAGTCTAGCCAATTCTTCTATAACAATTGCTGGTAATGCAACATCATTGGGCGGCTCTGTAACACAAGCACAAATATTAGCCGGCAGTACGGTAGTATCTGCATCAGTATTATCAAGTCCAGCCCAAGGCCAAGCTTTACTTACAACAAATGGTGTAGCTGGATCGACAATCGATTTAGGATTAGAAACAGGAGATTCTCCTACATTTGTTGGATTAACATTGACAGGAAATTTAGTTGTATTAGGTACAGCTTCATTCCAAAACACGCAAAACTTATTAGTAGGAGACCGTTTTGTATTGTTTGCATCTGGATCTAATACAACAGGTGACGGCGGTATTGTAGTTCAACAAGGTACACAAAATATTGGTGAATTATATGGATATGATTCTGGTACTACGCGTTGGGGATTTACTTCATCATTTAATGCATCATCAAATTCATTTGCTCCAGCAGTATATGCAGGTGCAGTAGAAACGAGTGCAATTGCTCCTAGTGCAGCACCAATCTATGGAGGGTCGGGTGCAGGACAAGGAACGATACATGTTGATACAAATACCGGAGATATTTTCATTTACGTATAAAAATAAACAAAGTTATGAGCATAATTGACAAGTTAAAATCAACACCCAAATCGCAGCCAGTACCTCAATTAACAAAACAAGAAATTGAATTTTTATTGATGATGCTGAAAGATGTTTCTGTTCGAGGAGACCAAGTAGAGACATTCTACAATATCATACTAAAATTACAAGACCAATATCTAAAACAGTGATATTTATTATAAATGTTGTAGGCCGCAAGGAAGTGGGCACACGCACGGCATAAGTGTATGTAACCAACCACAACACAAAAGGAAAACGATATGCCGTCATGGAAAAAGGTCATAACGTCTGGCTCCGATGCCGCGTTAAATTCATTAAACGTAACCACATCACTTACTGCGAGTGGCAACATCTATCCAACCGGATTAGGTGTTGATCGACAAATATTAAAAACTGATGGGGATGGAAATATATCTTTTGGTTATGCTGAAGAAATTGTAGCTATCGTAAAAAATGTTTCTGGAGGAACACTGCAAAAAGGTACACCAGTGCATGCAACTGCATCTGGTGCAATGGGTAATGTTGTAGGAATTATAGCAGCTTCTGCATCAGATGCAACAACTATGCCTGCAACATTTGTATTGAATGAAACATTGAATGATGGCGATGAAGGAGAGGCATTGTCTTCTGGATTTATACAAGGCGTAAACACAGCTGCATTTGAAGTTGGACAAATTGTATATGTAGGCGAATCAGGAGGATATACAGGAACTAAGCCAATTGGTTCAAACTTAATACAAAACTTAGGTGTTGTAACAAAAGTTGGCCTAACTAACGGATCTGGATACATACTTGGTGCCGGCCGATCGAACGATTTACCTAACATACAGCCAGGCTATGTGTGGGTAGGTAATGAAAATTCAGTACCTACGGCGACAGCTACATCATCCATACAAAACGTAGTAAGTGCATCATATGCATTGTCTGCTTCATATGCTC